CGTGGGTTAAGCAACTGTGTTGGTTGTCACCCGCCACAAACACTGACGAGGTGGACCGATTCCTTTCCATTTGGCCTGTTCTTTTGCGTGAGATTTCTAAGTGTATGATTGGTGATTTACCTCTCGATGTAGATCAAAAGGACATTATTGATCGATGGGATGACATTGTTTTAGTTATTGAAAATGTTTACGGTTTGAATTTAACTTATCCCTTAACACGTGACGCTTGGACCGAATACTATCTTAGTACTGGAGCTATGTACTTAGATTTGGATGATCCATTTGGAGAGGTCGAGGTATTTGATGACATCATTCCATGTTCAGAGGTTGTGAACAATACAGCCAAAGACACTGGTGTGATCACACAGGAGACAATCCAAACTTTTCACGAACAAAATACGGCTGAGCCCGTTGCCTTAGTACCAACTCGGTCTATCGTACCTCATGATCCGGCTGCTTCCATTGCTGAGATTTTGTCTCGACCTGTAATTCTTGATCAATTTTCATGGGCCTACAACACTGAATTCAGTAAACTGTACATGATAACACCAGCTTTACTGAATAACGATGTCATCGCTGAGGCATTGAAGTATTATACCCTGATAACGTATGATGCAATTGTTGTGAAAATTATGCCACTTGGTAATAGTTTCACACAGGGGTATATTCATGTTGGCCAAGCTTACATGCGTCCAGAATGGTGTGAGATTCCTAGTACAACTACCGCGGCAGGCCTTGGTCGCTATGGTGGCTGGTTAAACACTCCAGCACAGGGTATGAGCTCAGGCTCTGGTTTTACGGACCAATTGGCGACCATGCAAATGCCTGGACCATTCCCTGGTATTGATGTGGGTCAGTCAAGAGCTATCGAACTTAGGTACCCATTTGTCGCTCCAAACATGTGGACCAAAGTTAGAACCGCCAACAAATTGTCTGTTGCAACGGGTGGTGATCCCACTGATCAAGTTAATTTTCTTAGATTGACGACCGCCGATGTGTTGCGAACATCAAATATGGCTGCTATAGATGTGGATGTTATCATATACGCCTACTTTGAGAATCCCAGAGTTGCTGTACCATCTGTTGTTCCCACGTGTGATGTTATTCCAACCTCAGAGTTGCAGATTCAGGATGAGGAACGTGAGGAACTTGGTACTGTCACCAAAGTGTTT